CTAAAAAATAAATTCTTGCCCCACATAAGCTTCATATTTACTTTGTTCATTTTCTATTATTTTAGGTGTGACATGAGAATAAATATTAGAAGTAATTTCGATACTTTTATGACCCAATCTTTCTTGGATATATTTCATTTCTACTCCAGCTTCTAAAAGAAGAACAGCATGAGTATGTCTTAATCCATGAACTCCGATTTGAGGTAATTCTGCATTTTTTAGAATGCGATCTAAAACATTTTTCAATGTTGATTTTGGTATTGGTTTACCTGTAGTTGTAAATACAAAATCAAAAGTCTTATCATACCTAGCACCAAGTTTTAACTTGCACTCATTTTGATAAGTTTTAAATGTTTTTAGTACAGAGACAAGTCTATCTGAAATAGTAATTGAACGCACAGAATCATAAGTTTTTGTTTTACCTATTAGGTCTTTACTATTCTTCTGTCCGATAGGAGTATATGCGTGATAATTTATAGTTCTATCGATGTGAATCATTTTGTTATCTAAATCAATATTTGTGTCCCACTCTAATGCTGTCGCTTCGCCTTTACGCATACCAGTCTCTACTAAGGTATAAATTAATACATAATATATCATTTTGTCTTTGTGAGCCGTATTCAATAATTTTGATACTTGTTCTTTTGTTAAGTAATTCTCTTTTTTCGAATGCTGGTTGAAGTGATCCGCAGCAATTAGAATTCTGTTTGTGAAATCTTTGTAGACCATTTCTAAATCTATAGCGCGTTTTATTGAATTAGACATTGTAGAATGAATAATTTCTACTGTTCGTTTGGAGTAACCTTTGTTTATAAGATGATTGATAAATTTTTGGTATTCGATTTTATTCATATCAGCTAATTTGATATTTTGAAAATACGGGATGATGTGATTGTTAATATTGTTTTTATGGAGAATATAAGTGCTTTGCCCCACTTTACCTTTTTTATAAGTCTCCAGCCACTCAATTAGATATTCACTTAATAGAGTTTTCTTGCTGTCAGCAGCCATTCCGTGAAATAATTGACGCTCTCGTTCATTAGCATGAAAGGTAGCTTCTTTTTTTGAATCAAATCCACCTTTACTTATTTCTCGTTTTTTACCAGTGGTTTTATCGACGTATCGGATTCGATATTCCCATTTTTTGCCCCGCTTTCTGAAAGTCGCCATCAAAAATCCTCCTTTATATCGTGTCATAATACTTGATGTGGGATATGTTACTGTCGAACTTAATTAGAATAATATCACGACAACCTAATTAATGTAAAAATAAAAAAGAGAGAGCCTTATGCCCTCTCTTCTTTAAATTGTAAAAGAAAGAAAATTTTACAATTTGAAATTGGAAATGATTTCTTTTATTATGAAATCAAATCATAGTATTTCTTTGTTGTTTTGCAACATTTTCACGTACAATGAAACTTGTTTTGCAAAACGGCCTTGCTGACGTCCATCAAGTTCCTCATAGGCTCTTTGGATATCATTAAATAGTAATTCTAATAACGCATCTTCTTTTTTGTTCTCAAAATTAAGAAGTGCGTCAGTGGAGGTGTTAAAATAAGACGCAAGTACTTTTAAACTTTCAAGGTCAGGTTCATGACGATCAGTTTCCCAATTTTTGATTTGTCCGCGCGATAAACCTGTTCTTTCAGATAATTGTTCTTGCGTTAAATCGAAAGACTTTCGTAACCGTTTAATGTTTTGTCCGACTGTAGTTTTCATAGTTTGAGTATAATAATCGCCTTATTACTATACCATAATTGGTCGATATTCTGACTTTTAAATTTTATTTTGGTATTTTAACGTTCATAACAAATATGTATAGAACAAATGTTTGTTTGGTGGTAAAATATGCATATGGATACTTCAAACGTCTAAATGCAAAATTGCATATTTCGTTTTTGAAAATCCTAGAAACGCTGGTATACAGATGTTTCTCCACTTTCTCAATAGTTTTCAGACAACTATACGGCAGAAAATTGAGAAATTTGTGGTATTATGAATACAAAATAAACGGAACGAAAAAAAGACTCACAGCGTGTGTAAGAGTGATTTGGCCCACTCTTACACCGTTCGCCCGACTCACAAGGGGAACATCTGCCATAAGTCTCTTTTCGGTCACTACACGAGTAACACTTACATTATAACATGCCGATATTACTAAATCATTACTGTGGTATTATTTTCCCTTTAAAAAAGTTGAGAAAACGAGCGAAGTCTTTGTTCCAATAGGAGGAGCAAAAATGAGAAAGTTAATGAACGAGGTAAGAGGTTTTATTGATTCCAACAATATGGTTAGAAATGATTTAGCCATAAAAATAGGTGTTAGTAATACAACACTATGTAATGGACTAAATGGAAAATTCGAAATGAAATTTGAGAACTTTTTGAAACTGTTGAATGAAGTCTATGATAATCAAAGAGAAATTAGATTGAAAATAAAAAAATTCGCAATGAAATGCACAAGTGATTTAAATGTGAAAAAATCTCTTTTTTATTGTCAAGCAGCTGGGGAATATGACACTATTCAGTATTTAATTAGAAAATATAAAGAAAACGAAAATTTACAAAGGTATATTGATGTATTTGAACTTTTCAATAAGAGGAACCGTAATGAAATGCGTGGACAAGAATTAAGCTATTTGGTCAATAAACTGACGCAAATAGAAGATGTGGATCGCCAAATACTTATTGAATTGTTATTAACAGTATGCATGTATGACCACGGGAATTATAGTGCGATGCTTCCGCATGCTGATAATGCTAGAAATGCACTACCCAAAGTGGAAAATAAGTTTATAAAACAATGTGTAGAATTACATTTTTATGAGCGTCAAGCCTATATACAGCTTCTAAATAACAATGTTAGCGAAAGCCGTAGAATAGCCAATAAAGTCGTAGAATCAAGTTTTAACGCCTTGATTACAAAAGCTACAGCATTATGTTGTATCGGAGAGTCTTATATATTTTCGGGAGAAATTTTAAAAGCTGAAAAGTACATCCTAGAATCTATTAGTTTATTAAAAGAAGTATCTTCTGCACAGAAAACTCGAAAATACAAATCATTTCATACAACATTAGCTTTTCTTTATATAGAACATAACTTTAATCTTGATAAAATTGATTTTACAGCAATAGATAAGGCTGAAATTGCTTTTTTTGAAGCGAAATATGGCGATCGAAACCTTGCTATTAAGTTATTAAATGAGTTGTTAGAAGAGAACGGAAAATTGACTGGGTTTCAATGGTATTACTATGCTTACGCTAGACCAGAAAAAAGAATAGAATATCTTAATAATGCATTGCTAGAGCTTGCCAAAAATGGTAATATATATTACATGCAGGCTATTCGTGAAGCCTTAACGAAAGAGCAGGTGAGTTAAATGAAAAAAATTATTGTAACAGTAATCTGTACCTTTGCCTTATGTACATTAGTATATAAGACAGACACAAAAGTTAGTGCCAATTCAAATGTTACACCTACAATTCAATATATGATGACGGATCCCGGTGGGCTTTAAGCTTAAAATAAGGGGATTTTAAAAAGACGCTACTTCGGTAGCGTCTTTCGTGCATTATAGGCTATAAAACTTTTCAGGGGAACAAGTAAAAGTTTTACGCTTGTGAACAATTCACAATCTATATAGATAAAAACGGGGGTTTTAGGTATGAAAAAGGAGAGTTTAGAAAACGTAACAGCAGCAGAGGTATTGGAATTCGAATTGCAATTATTAGATGTTATGAAAACAGCACATGAAGGTGATGAAAAATCACTAGAAATTATATCAAAAATGAAACAGGCGATCGGTAGCTTCTGATGCTATCAATCGCCCGTTATTTTCATTAAGTCTTTAAATAATTTCATAATTTCTTTTTGCTTTTCTGGATCTTTTTCTCTAAATTGAGCTATTAGTTCTTCGAATTCGTCCTGAGCAGTTGTTACAGGATTCTTTTCATCTGATTCACCTAATACATAAGCTACAGATATATTTGCAAGTTTTGCTATATCTAAAGAAGTTTTTCTTGATGGGCATTTATCTATTTCTTCGTTCTCCCACATTGAAACCGCAGATTTACTTTTTAGTCCGAGTGCATTAATGAATTCAGACTGACTCATTTTTAATATTTCAGTCCTAATTTCTTTTACCCTCTTACTAATTAATTTGTGGTTCATTTGTTTCCTCCCCTTTATAACGTTCACATATACCATTATCTTTTGCGTTTGTACATTAAATATATACTCAATATATATTTAAAATGTAACAGAAAAGTTCACTCAAAGACAACCTTTTTAAGTTTTTTAAAGAAAATTAAATTTACAGGTTCACAAATAGTGAACATTGTGGTATTATCAAATTAACGAAACGAACAAAGGTGATAAACATGAAATTAAATATAGAAAAAGCCAAAGCGTTACGAAAGAATCGTGGTTATAGTCAGGCTTATGTAGGTGATTATCTTGGATATTCAACAAAGTCTGCTTATTCACAACTTGAGTCAGGTAAGAGGCAACCGAGCTTATATAGACTAGGTTTACTATCTAAATTATATGGAGTTTCGGTAGGTGAACTAGTAGAAGGTTAACGAAAAGTTAACTATTATTTTTTAATCAAACGTTCACGAAACGTGAACCAAGAGAGGGGAAGAAAATGAATCAATTACATCTTTTACAGCAGCCAATAAGTGAATTTGTTTTTATTGAAGGAAGCCAAGTGGTAACAGACAGTCTAACAATGGCTCAAATGTTTGGAAAAGAACATAAAAATGTAATCCGAGATGTTGAGGTCCAGATAGAAAAATTGATTGAAGCAAATGAAATGGAATGGGGGCAGCTCAACTTTGAGCGTACCCAATATCAGCATCACCAAAATAAACAATGGTATCCAAAATTCAATCTTACAGAAGATGCATTTGCAATTGTTGCAATGAGCTACATAACACCAGAGGCAATGAAAATGAAAATTAAGTTCTTACAAGAGTTTAAACGAATGAAAGAACATATTCAAAAGTTACAGCAACAACCGAAAAGTGTTGAAGATGCAATTATCTATAGTATGACTGAACTCAAACAAATAAAATCACGACAAGATCATACGGATGAAGAAATGAACAAAATGAAACTTCTGGTAGATAACGAATTATGGCTTACTGAGCAACACAAAGGAGCTGTACAACGAAAAGTAAAACAACGTGTTTTTGAACTTAAAAAAGAAGGTTATGACAATGCATCGTATCAGGGAATCTACGGCGCATTAAAAAGACATTTCGGTGTCGCTAAATACGATAAAATACCAAGAAAATATTATCAAAATGCTATGCGATTTATCGCAGGATGGTATCCACCAGAAAGACCTAGTGCATTAGATGACTATATTTCTTAACCAATAAAATTAAAATTTTATAGAAAAGGAGATATGAAAATGATTAGTGTTCAAGTCGATGAAAAAGAAGTAAGAAATCTTTATCTTGCAAAAGTTGAAGAAGTAGTTAAAGAAATCGATGCGGAGTTAGTATATTGGGACGCTAACGAGTTAAAAAGAAGAACTTGTATGGGATGGAATACCATCCAAAAAACAATTCTTTTTTGACCCTAGATTTCCAAAACACAAAGTAGGTGGTAAATGGTATTTCCCAGCTCAACAAGTAAAAGAGTTCTTGTTGCAATGGATATCTGAACAGTAAGGAGGTGATCTAGTGGAAGATACAACATCGTTAGTTATATTCGCAATGTTTATCGCATGTAGTGTTGGATTAGGATACATCACTTATGAACCAATAAAACAATGGGCTTGGAGTGATGTTAAAGAAAATAAAAAGACCCATGGCAGTGGGTCCCTTAAAAAAAACAAGTTTCTATAAGTATATCACGGAAAGTAGGGAAATAGTACATGCGTTTAACTGAATATCAAGTGCTATTACCTAATAAATTCTGGGATTTAGCAGAGAGCAAGGATGAATTAAAGAAAATGATTGAACAGTATTTCAAAGTTGGTTATCCGCATTATGAAATTCAACGAATAATCAAAAGTGGACAAGCATACGTGGCAGTTTGTACAAGGAGGTAAATTAATGGCTAAATACAGACATGTTCAAACTACATTTTGGTCAGATCCAAAGGTTACAGAAGAGATGACACCAGAGGATAGATACTTTTATCTGTACCTAATGACAAATGAACATACAACTCAAATTGGTGTATATCAAATTACAAGGAAACAAATGGCTTTCGAATTAGGTTATTCCATAGAAAGCGCTAAAGCTTTGTTAGATCGTTTTACGAAGCATCATGAATTGATAGTGTATAACGAAGAAACAAGGGAAATATGTATTCTTAACTGGGGGAAATACAATCTGATTAAAGGCGGAAAGCCAATTGAAGATTGTATTCAAAAAGAGTTGAAAACAATTAAAGATCTATCTTTGGTGAAGCTTGTATTAGATAGAACTAAAAATGATGTGCTAGTTAAAAAAATCAGTATTATGGCTGGGTTTGACGATACGTACCACGATACGTCAACGATACGTGGACAAAAAGAAAAAGAAAAAGAAAAAGAAAAAGAAAAAGATACTACAACATCTTCTTCTGACGAATCAGATACAAAAGTATCAATTCCTTACCAAGAAATCCTTGATTATCTAAATGAAAAAGCGATTAAGAACTTCAACCATAAAGCAGAAAGCCACAGAAAGTTAATTAGAGCTAGATGGAATGAAGGTTATACAGTTGAAAACTTCAAAACCGTCATTGACAACAAGGTATCACAATGGCTTGGAAAGTTTGATAAAGAAGGAAACTCTCTCGATCAATATTTAAGACCAAGCACATTATTTTCTCTAAAACACTTTGATAATTATTTGAATGAAACGGTTAGTAAACCTAAATCTAATCAACAACAATACGGTAATCACATAGATATTCCGGGGTTTAAAGGAAATATGCCATTTTGACGAGGTGAACGGAAATGCAAAAAATGCAGAAATCATTTGAAAAGATAGCGGCATTAGAATTTGCAGATGAATATTGCGAAAACCATACATTTAGTAAAGGCGGACAAGTAACTGTAAAGCCAGTAAGAAAGATGGTTGATAAAAATGATGGTTCAATCTATTGCCCAAGATGCAAAGTAGAACAGCAGGATTCAGTCTTATTTCAACAAGCCAACAACTATTACAAGAAGATCAATAGAGAACGGCAAAAGAATCTTCTTTTTAAACATAGTGTTATTGAAAATCAATCAATTACAGAATCAAGGTTAGAATCCTATGAAACGGATTGTCCAGAAACTAAAGCAAATAAGAAAAAAGCTATAGCAATATTGGAGCGTATTAAAAAGGGCGAAACTCTAAACGTGTATATTGCAGGAATTCAAGGTGTAGGAAAAAGCCATTTAGCTTACGCAATGCTATATGAACTAGTAAGGCATTATTGGGCAATCTCTGATGGTGAAGCACTTAATGATGAATACGCATTTAAGGAAATGAAAAGTTGCTTGTTTGTAGAGATAGAGAAACTAATTCGTTTAATACAAGACTCATTTCGAAATAAGGAGTCAAAATACACGATGGATTATTGTATTAGTTTGATGGTTGATGCGGATTTTCTGGTTATTGATGATTTAGGAGCTGAAAGTGGCTCTATGAATAGAAACGGAGAAGCAAGCGATTTTGTTCATAAAATACTTTACGGGGTTGCTAATGGGCGGCAAGGAGCAAACAAAACAACAATTACTACATCAAATTTATCAAGCAAACAGCTATTTCAAAAGTATGATCCGAAATTAGCGAGTAGGTTATTAAATGGAGTATCCAAAGATGAAACAATCGTATTTAAAACAACGACAGATAAAAGGATTCTAAATTTAGATATTGGTTTCTAAGGAGGAATAAGCATGTGTGCATTATGTCGTAATACAGGAATTATTCGTAAAGAAACTTATCCGGGTGTTATTGAAACGAACGGTTGTAACTGTGAAGTAGCAAAGCAACAGCAAGAAGAAAATGATAAGCGTTGGCAAGCATGGTTAATAAAATTTGAATCAATGAAACAAGAATTAGAAAGAAGTAAACAACAAAAAGCTAGTTAACAAGGGGGAGGAAGCTATGAAAAATACAGGTGTTGCAAGAAAAGTGGACGAGCTAGGGCGTGTAGTAATTCCAGTAGAGTTACGCAGGAATTTGGGGATTATTGAAGGGACGGCACTAGGCTTTCATGTCGAGGGTGAAAACATTATTTTAAGAAAACAAGAAAAGTCATGCTTTGTAACAGGTGAAGTTTCGGAATCAAATATGGAATTGCTGGATGGAAGAATGTTTTTGAGCAAGGAAGGGGCAACGGAATTGCTGGACATTCTTGAAAAGAGTGTGAAGGTACATGCCTAAGCAATTGAATATTTTCGATGTAGAGCCAGCGATTTGCGAGTTTGATGTAATGAAAGCAAATGTAAAAAAAGGAACTGGACGCGTTACATATGCAGATGTACGTGTCCAAGTTCCAAGGAATGCAAAGGGTACGGATGAATTACCACGCACAACTAAACAAGATGATCGCTATGACATATTTGAACAATATGTAATGGCAATTTGGAGATTCCAACGCGCTGTAGATAAATTTTTTAGTTGGGATACAGCGGAAGAGTTATGTAAGGCAGCAAGGGATAAAAAAGAAATTATCCCGGTAAGGATTTATTTAGGAAGTGGCTTTAAACCTGATGTTGTCGAGTACATGAGGTAGTAAAAAGGGAGATGGACATATGAAAAAAATAGAAATTGATGTTAGCAGCAACAAGCTTTTAATAGTGAAGGACGGAAATGTAACAGCAGTAAATCCACCAATGAGCGGATTTGGTGAGCAAGTCGCGGTTTGGGTAAACGGTAAAGTTGATCGCGTGGATACTAAGTTTACTGAAAAGATAAAATAATCATTTTTAGAAAGTAGGTTCGCTTATGAGTGTAGCAAGAAATCATGAGGCGATGAAGGAATCAAGGTTGAAAATTTACATCGCTTTAGAAGAAGCTAACTTCATTTGGGATGAAAGAGATGTAGTTCGTTTTCGTGAAATGTGGAGTCAAGGTATGAGTTTACCAGAAATGGCAGAAGCATTAAGGAGACACCAAGCGGAGGTTGCGCTCCTTGTAATAGATCAGGCGGATAAGTATTTAATTGAAAATCGTCCGATAGGATTAGGAATTTGCTAAATAGGAAGGGGAAAACAAAATGAATGTTATGGAAAATGGCGTATTGGAAGCAACTAAATTAATTAGTGAAGCAAGAAAAGGTGGACAGGTTATAAAAGAATCTACGGTTTTACAGATTGCAAGCATTTTATCAATCGGAGAATTAAACGATTATCAAGAAGCAACATTACGTACTTGGAACAACAAAACTGATTTTGGAGGACGTGTTTCAAATGCAGCTTTAGGACTTACGGGAGAAGCTGGTGAAGTTGCCGATATTGTAAAAAAAGCAATTTATCATGGTCATGGATTTCAACCATCGCATGGCCCAGGAGAAGAGGATGGAAATACTCATAAATTAGCTTTAGAGCTAGGAGACATTATGTACTATGTATCAATTATGGCGCACGAACTGGGGTATACGTTACAAGATATTGCTGAAATGAATATTGCAAAATTAGCTAAAAGATATCCGGATGGGTTTAGTCGAGAAGCAAGTCAAGCACGTGTCGATGTGAAGTAAGACCGAATTTGAATTTTATAGAAAAAGGGGGGATAAAGATGTTGAGAGAGTGGAGTGAGCAAGAACGATTAGAAATTGAAGCTGAACAGGAAATGATTGCTCAAGCTGAACAAGATAATTGGAGAGAAGCAAACAATATGGATTAATGTTCGGTATTTGGTTTGGATTATCAGCTGATGGATCCGTTGAATGTTCGTTATTAGTAATAATTTATAAGTTAATGGATCCATTAAATGTTCGAGATTTAATACAAAAGCGTTATTTTGGAGGGAAAGAGAATGAGAGAAATTAAGTTTCGTGCGTGGGATGAAGAACTTAAAAAGATGTATTCAGGTGATGAAATTGAAGGCGAGGACAATTTGGATGCATGGTTATCCTATGGAGAGTTAGCGATATATCGAATTGATGACGGCGAATATATTCAACTAAAGCCATTACAGTACACAGGAATTATAGATGCACATGGAAATGAAATTTACGAAGGCGACATTGTCTATCAAGAATTTCATGATCGTATAGATGAAGGGGATGGATTTACAGGAGTAGTTAAACAAGAAGAGGGTGCGTGGTGGATTGATAATGAGGTAGATAATGGAACGCGATTATGGAGTGAAATAAATTTAAATCGCATAAAAGGGAATAGGTTTGAAAATCCAGAGTTGCTGAAAAATCTAACAAAATAGTTATTTGAATCAAAAAGAGCACCATTTGCCCTAACGGTGCTCTTCGACCAAGAACTATATTTTGTATTTTTTATAGTCCGTATAAGTATATGGTGTTGTTAATAAATAGTGCAACAAAAGAAACACATACTGTACAAATCGAATTGTGGGTTAAGGAAAAAATATCACATACCAAAGTGATAATAATGTAATCCATCCAATAGTAAGGGCTATGTATTTTAAAATTTTCATGAATGCTCCTTTTAAATATAAGGTGCACCAAGCTAAAGGATATTATTAATTTTTAAACAAAATTCTTATTTTGGAGGGGAATGGAGCGGATGAGACATACAAGAAATAGACAAATGACAAAAATAGGTGCAGAAAATTTTATGAGAATGAAGAATATCAAAATTTCAACGATACGAAAGCCTGATGGGAAATTTCCTAATAGATTAGATCCAACTTTTAAGTGGAAAAGGGATTTTGATAGTGTGTTTACAAATTTAATTTTCTTTCGTGGTGAGAGCGGTCAATTAAAGGTGGTACTAGCTAAAGAGTCCATGCAAAAGTTAAAAAAACAAGGGTGGATTAACTAAACAAAATCTTTATTTAAAAGAGTTCAGCCCCTAACGGTGCGCTGCTAGGGGCTGAATCTTGAGAACTTTTATTAAAATTACATGAGGTTGATCAGTGAATGTAACTATTGATTTCTCGAATTATAGCACTAAGTTAATTAAAGTTGCAACTCAATATTTGCATTTAGTGATAAAGGATATGGAGGGAATAAAATGACATACTCATCAATCGAATATTGTAATCAGTGTGATAAAGAAATAGCGTTTTGTGATTGTGTTTGTAATGAATGTGGTGGAGATTTGCATGATTGTGAATGTGAAGATAAATAAACAAAATCGTTATTTTAATTGGTTAAGCCCCTTGAAGGGCGCTTCAAGGGGCTAAGATTCGAGAACTTTTAAACTCTTGTTTAATTACATGAAAACTCCTTAAGGAGAATCTATGGTATTTTAACACTCAACTGATTATTTTGACAACTATATATTGATAAAAGAAACCCCGATTGTCGGCGGGGCTTCTAAGGGTAAATGTCAAGCAATGACGTACTCGACTAATTAACCATATCATGAATTTTTTGGTAAAAATACTGGTAAATGTGTCCAAATGTTATGGCCATTAATCTGAATGAAGAGGCTATTTTAGTTGTAGTTAGACAAAAAGGACCCACTATAAATAGCAGGCCCTTTCCTAAAATGGCAAAGAGTAACTCTTACCTTACTCTTCCACTATATAATACACCATATTTGACTGTTTGTGTAGAAAAATGTCGAAAAATGAAATGTTTTATATCAATTATAAGAAAACAAAGAAGCGAGAGTGATAATTGAACAAAAACGCTATTTTATTAGAAAAGGAGAATGTGAAATGAAAGACACTTGGAATGAGCAAGAGCGTTTAGAAATTGAAGCGGAGCAAGAAATGATTGTGCAGGTAGAAAGAGAAAACTGGATGGAAGCAAATAATATTAGCTATGAGTATTAATGTTCGGAATTTGATTTGAGTTTGCAGCTGCAGTTTAAGGATAATGTTCGGTTTTTAATAAAAATTTCATTTTGTCACAAATAAAAGAGCAGTTAGCCCAGTCTAACTGCTCGACACAAAGGTAATGATCTAGATGCATAGATATTATATGCCGAATTATTGATTTTATTCAAGAAGGAGTAAAGATGTCTTTAAGAAACAGGAGGAAAGAAACAAAAGAGCAGCTAGTAAAAACTAGCTGCTCTCCAGAAAAACGTTAAAAAGGAAGTTCAGAACTCAAGTGTATTTATAGTATGAACAAGATTTGGGGATTTATTCAAGGAGGAATGGATATGGAAAAGTGGCCAGAGAAAAGAATCGAAGCGTATAAGCATTATGTGAAAACAGATATGGAGATACTAAAAAATTGTGAAAGTAGAATAAAGGTTTTGCAAAAAGAATTACAAGATCTTGAAAAGCAAAGGGAACGGAAAATAGCTGAAGTCGATAGGCAAGTCACTCAACTATATTACCAAGGTTGGGAAATGAAACATAGTGAATGGGTACGAATAGCAGATACACAATAAAAGAGCAGCTAGCAAAAAGCTAACTGCTCGGGTGAATAAGAAGAACGCAATGGTCATTCGTATTCAACCTTGGTGTATCTATATTTTAAACATATTTTAGAAAATTATTCAATAAAAGAGCAGCTAGCAAAAGCTAACTGCTCGGGTAATGGAATATGGTTCGAAATGGGTTGTCTACAGTATTGACGCAATATTGAGTTTTATTCACAAAGAACTACGATTAACTTAATGCATAGCCAACAATCAAAGTTAGTGTTAAAAACACTGATAATAATAATGTTAGTAGAACTGTTACTATGCTTCTAAGCATTGCTATCCAATTATCTACCTTAGAGAATCCTATAATACCAGCAAAAAAAGTTCCTATTGAAAAAATGAGTACGAAAAATAAAGGGTGGATAGGTAGCGAATTCATAATGAACAATTTCGTTTCAGATGAGGCTATCGAACCAATTTCAAGATATAAGAGGAATAAACCAATGCAAATAAAAGAAAAAATAAAGGACCATAGATTAATGTTATGTTTCATTGCTTTCTCCTATGTAATTAAAATATTTACATTTGATTTTACTGGAAAATTAAAGGGAAAGATAGCGATTATAAATCGAAATAAATTTTTTAACAAAATAATCCTTTTAGAAAGAGGTTGTTAATATGAATAAAGAAAAATTAAGTTTAATTGAAAAGAAAATTATAGATACGAAGAAAAGAGAATTATATAAAGAAGTGACTGATTTAGCTCTGGATATTAGAGAGAAAAAGCAGGATATCATTACAAAAGTGAAATTAATGGGATGCGATAAGACAGAAGCATTATTAAACAGCATTTTGGTTGAATCTATTTTGAATGATAACTTGCAGAGATTTAATGATGTTTATTGGCATAAAGAAGTTGAAAATGCATTATTAGACAATGGTATAAATGAGATTTTAGATAAGCAATAAGAAAAAAGAATATAGTCCGGCTAGAAAACTAGAGGACACCAATTCATTGAAGCAGCAATTAAAGCTGTTTTAGGAATAGGTGTCCTTTTTATTTTGAAAAGGGAGATGGGGAAATGAAGGCACTAAGAGATCAATTACGTGAATGGAAAAAGCAATCCAAACAAGGAAAGAAGAAAAAGCAGAAAAAAAGAAAAGAAAAATTAAGTACTCGTGATATTGAAGATTTAATGGGAATTCGTGGACCGCGTTATGAACGTAGACGCGGAGCTTTAAGACAAAAGTAAAATTATTTAAGGAGGAACTCAAAATGAGAGAACAGTTATTTTTTAATATGCCAGTTGTTGATACAAAGAGAACAAAGAAAGCGGTAGAAGAAGTGTTGGGGAATTATCGTGAGTATTTGAATACATTACCAAGTAATCTAATGCCGAAAGTAACGACAATGTTTTCAGAGGTTCCTCCGACATTTACAAATCAATTCCATAGTTCTACTGAAGATATTGCTATTGAAAGAATTGAACTAGAGCAACAAAGAAAAGAATACATGGATTGGGTACATGAAGCTGTAAATACGTTAAAACCTGATGAAAGATATATTATTTTTAAAAGTTATATGGAAGAAGAAATTGAATCAGACTTAAATATTTGGCTTGAATTAGGTGTAGGAAAGACAAAGTATTATAAGTTAAAAGGTTCAGCGTTACTACGTTTAGCGTTTAATTTAAAAGTGGAAGTATACAAGAAGAAAGCAAAACGTAAGGAGGAGGTGAAGAATGTATGAATCTTGTTCAGCCCATTAGAGATAGGGAAGCAATCCAGGAAATGAAGGAGTTTTTCAAGGAACAGAATGAAAGAAACTACATTCTGTTCCTTCTTGGTATTAATACAGGATTACGCATATCGGATATATTACGCCTTCGTATTCGTGATGTGGAGGGTTGGAGTATCTTTATTCGTGAAAAGAAAACAAAGAAGGTAAAGGAAGTGAAGATGCCTCCAGAATTAAAGAAGGCAATACGTGAGTATGCGAAAGGGCGACCGAAAAATGAATTTCTTATTAAGAGTAGGAATGGTAAGAATAAACCAATTACTCGATCCATGGCCTACGTCATATTAAATCAAGCAGCAAAAGAGTTTGGCTTAGAACGTATTGGGACGCATTCTCTCCGAAAAACATATGGATACCATCACTATAAGCAGTTTAAAGATGTGGCAGTGTTACAACAAATGCTCAACCATACAGATCAAAAAGAAACACTAAGGTACATTGGGATAGAACAAGATACGCTAAATGATTATCAAAAGAAATTTAAAATCTAGAGACCTATATTTTTTCAGGTCTTTTTTGAATTAGCCACAAAAGAAAAGTGTCAAATTCATTTTGAAGAATTAAAGCAAAGCCTTGTTACTCTAGGGAAAAACGGAATAGGTCAATTCAACACTCTATGGTTTATAGTGAATTCATTTCTAAGGATTAAAGAACATATTCGTTCAAAACTATGCGAAAAGAGGCTGAAAAACGATGTGCAAAAATACAGAAATAAAAACGCGAACTATTCGTGAACTATTTGCGAACTATTTACGGACACATTTTGGTTTTTAACATGATATATTTGTATTGTGAGAAATGGCGGAAAACATTTTTCGCAGAATTCCTGATAATGAAAATGGATTGTCATGACCGGTGACGATGGTTGCAGATTGGATGAATAGTTGTTTCTTGATTTCATATTCAACTGCAATTTATGTTATTCAAGCGAAGAAGGGCTTTTGCTCTTCTTTGAGCTAACAACATCCTAGGTAGACAGAATTAGGAGAACCTGATAAGTTTTCCGATGGTGTCTGTCTTGGTTGTTAGCTGAAAGAAGAATAAAACTTCACGTACCACAATTAAAATACAAATGAATAATTGAGAGAAAAGCATCCATTCGGGTGCTTTTTATTTTGGAGGAGGATGAGGGATGGAATCTATAACAAAAATAATTGCTGATTTAGAAAAAAGAGTTGACGATTTACAAAGAGATAAAGAAGGTTTAATCCAAACGTTAGAGTGTGTTTTAACGAAGGTAGAAGCAGTGAATAGAAAGGTCGATATGTTAGAAGAAGCGTTAGCAACGAAAGCTGATATAACTCATGTTCAATAAGTGGTTAAACAATCTGAATTAATTAGAAAGAAAGTGGTGAAAGTTGATGAATAAAGCTGAACTTATTCAAAAGAAAATAGAAGAAGGAAAGTTAAGTATCAATGAAGCAAGAATATTAATGGACTTGGAACCTATTGAAACAGATGCGTGTTTTAGAACGGTCAATAACAAATTAATGGTTGAAGTAGGTGTAGATACAACTGAGGCGTTAGAAGGAATTAAAGAAGTAACTGAAGCTGCTAACGAATGTGCAGATGCGTTGGAGAAGTTGGAAAAGGTTATGGGTAAATTTACAAATAGAAGTTATACAGTGGAACTCTATTGTGAAAGTAAATTGTTATCGAAATCTACAGTTAATCATACAGCTGATTCAAAAATGATTAAACCAACCTCTGCAAGAACAGAGGCTGGTATGTATGAGCTTAGAGATAAAGCTAAAATTAAGTTTAAGCACACTACTTCTAAGGGATCTACATGTATAAGAGAATTACATGGTTTAGATCATCTTTATTGTAGTATGTGTGGAGCGTCAATCGAAATTGAAAAAACGGAAATAAAGCTTTAGTTTTTCGCTTTGATTAATAGGACATCATACCATGATGGTTTGTAGGTAGAGTCTTTATCGTAGTTTTCTAAAATCGAATTGAATAACTCTAAAACTTTCATGCCTTCTTCTAGAATCTCAAAAGCTAGTTGATTATCTTCATTTTGTTTCATTTCTCTATAAGAATTTCCAATTATTACAGATTGAACATTAGATTTATGGTTAGCGTATTCTAGTTCAATCCGCTTTTTTCTAGATTCAATCCAATCTTGTGGATCGGAAGCCTCTAAAGATATTAAATCTTGGTATTCTAATTCTAAATCGATTAACCTGAGCACGAACCCTCTGACAGAAGGGAATTTAAATTGATTTTCGATATCAAATAGTAAAAGTAATTCTTCTCTTTCTCTATGCATAGTAACACCTCCTTTCTGCATACTTAATTCGACACAAAATAAGAATATCCTACAAAAACATTAATTAAGGAGTGAGATAAATGAAACTAAATAAACAAGAACAAGCGGTTATAATCAGCACATTCATTTCGATGGTGGGAACAGATCTTGTAAATGAGCGTATCGATAAACAAAAATTAGAAAGTGTGCTTCCTATCTTTAATGAGATGGAAGATAACACAACACCAAAGCAAAGAAGAGAAGCAATGATTAGTTTGCTCGATAAAACAATAGATGAATTCTTAAAACAATAGCCATAAAAAAAGGAAAAGCAACTCGCATGGGGGCGAATCACTTTTCCAGATGGCAATGTTAATTTCATTATAACAACTTGTATTTATTTGTAAATATATAATCGGAATATTCTTTTAAATGAGGTGAGGTAGATGTGTGAGCATAAGTACCAAGTACTAGATAGCGAGACTACTTCTTTCTGCTTGGATGATAATCGTTATGTTATAGATGTATCGGCTACTTTCTACTGTGAGAAATGCCTTGATATTCAACACCGAGAGAAGCGGATTGATACAGGTACGATTGAGGTAAAGGATAGTGAATGAATATAACACCAAGCAACAACGAAAGTTCTACGATAAATACAAACGGGATAAAGAAGCGAAGAAGTTCTATGATAGCACAGCGTGGCGAAGGTGTAGAGAGCTAGCGTTGATACGAGATAGCTACCGTTGCCAAGAGTGTATGAAGCATGATCCATTGATACCAGTACCTGCTGATATGGTCCATCATATCAAAGAAAGAAGTGAATATCCTGAACTTGCATTAACATTAGAAAACTTAATTAGTTTATGTAATGCATGTCACAACAAAGAACATCCTGAAAAGGGTGGAGGGAAAAAGAAAAATAAAAGAAAGATTCAGTTCGTAAAAGTAAAAGCGAACAAAGAATTCATATAGCCCCCCTCCTTTTATTGTTCAGAGCCGCTTCCGCCCAGACCGGCTGCCACCTTCGTGTGCAGCGCAAGTGGTTTTTCTAAAGGGGGTAAACCCTAAAAATAAGAGCTTTTTAATTTTAGATCGATACTTTTTATCCATAAAATGTAAGTGGGGTGATGTCGTGGATAAAGGATTGAATGAAAGGAAACCGCCTACTCATTTAAAGAAGGTAGGAAAAGACACTTGGATTCGTATTTGGTCTGTTTTAGAAGGAGAAGGTAAGGCTGATATCAATGATCCAATTGTAGTTGAAGCGATTGCCTTCAGTTATCAAATGTTTAGGGAAATGGCAGCCAATGTTAAAAAAGAAGGTCTGACAATGGAGTATACAAATAAAGCAGGCGCTACAAATCTAACTAAGCATACTTTAATTCCAGAGATACCTAAGTATTTACAGCAGATTCGTCAATATTTAGGGGAGCTAGGGTTGACTGGGGCAAGCCGGAAAAAGCTTCAGGAAGAGTTAACTGGAGATTCTGATGATGATTACGACAACTTCTAAGCCATCTGAAATAGCTAAGTGGTATAAAAATTGGCGAAATGAACAGATACAGCATTTTAATATTTTGATCGATCCATCTCCTGAACTAAGAACAACATGGTATGCCGAACAAGTTGTGAAAGGAAACATAATAGCTAGTAAGAAAAACATCTTGTCTTGTCAGCGTCATCTAAATGATTTAAAGAGACAGGGGACTGAGGAGTTTCCTTGGATATTTGATGAAGAAAAGGCTCATAGACCAATACGATATATCGAAAAATTTTGTCGTCCATCAAAAGGTGACTATAAAAGGTTAGTTCTTCAACCGTGGCAACACTTTGTTATAGGTTCTTTATATGGATGGATTCATAAGGATACTGGTTATAGGCGCTTTCGTGAGGGCCTTATTTTTATTGGGCGTAAAAATGGGAAAACGACAATGATTTCTGGTTTGTCTAATTATGCTGTTGCTAAAGATAATGAGCCAGGTGCTCGTGTTTATGTTTTGGCAAATACAAAACAACAAGCTGGAGAATTGTTTGATGAAAGTCGTGCAATGGTTCAAAAATCCCCCCTTCTTCGGAAGCATTTACGTGAAAATCAGAAAGGCATTTTTCATGATAAAACGCATTCTAAAATTGAACCTCGCGCATCTGACAGTAAGAAGCTAGACGGATTAAATACACATCTTGGTATTTTTGATGAAATACATGAATTTAAGAATTTCAAGTTAATCAATGTTATTAAAAAATCACGTGGTGCACGTAAACAACCAATGATTGTTTATATCACTACAGCAGGGTATCAGCTTGAAGGACCGCTTGTTCAATACTATGAAATTGCAACGGATGTTTTGGAAGGGGTTATCGACCAAGATAGAAAGTTTTATTTCATGGCTGAAATGGATAATGTAGATGAAATTGAGAATCCTGAACTATGGATTAAAGCAAACCCTAATATGGGAGTTTCGCTAGACCTTCCATCGCTTATTGATGATTGGAATACAGACAAGCATACGGATGCTGAAAAAAATGACTGGATTACAAAGCAATTTAACATCTTTGTTGATAATGATGAAATGTCCTTTGTTGGTATTGAGATATTAAAAAGGAATGAAGGAGTTATTGATATAAAGGGATTAGCTGGTAAAGAATGTGTTGCAGGTTATGATTTATCTGCAACAGAAGATTTTACAAGTGCTTGTTTAGAGTTCCCTTTAGATGATGGAAATGTTTTTGTATTATCTCATAGTTGGGTTCCGCAGGCTAAAGTTGATCGTGATAACGAAAATATTAGCTTTAAAGAGTTTAAAGATAAAGGTTGGCTCACTATTATCCCTGGTGAGTATGTGAAATATGAGTATGTGTATGATTGGTTTGTTGAGCAATCTGAACACTATTTCATAAAGAAAATTACTTATGATCCAGCCAATGCTTATCGTTTAAATGAAGATTTGAAAGCATATGGATTTAAAACTGAACCAGTTCGACAAGGTCATTTAACTTTAAGCCCAGCATTAAAGGATGTAAAAGAATTGTTGTTAGATGGAAAAATAATTAGTAATAAAAACCGTCTTTTCCGTTGGTATATGAACAATGTAAAGCTTGTGGAAGACAGGAACGGGAACTTTTTACCATCTAAACAGAGTAAATATCGAAAAATTGATGGCTTTGCAGCGTTTTTAAATGCTCACACAGAAGTAATCCCTATGTTATCTCAATTACAAGGTGATGGAAATATTGAATTTATATCAGTTAACGATCTTTTTAAATAGAAAGGCGGTGAGAAATTGAAACTGATTAATCGTGTTAAGGGGGCAATTAAAGGAGCTTCATTGGGATGGAAAGGTGCTGGATATGACTTCACTTCATGGTTTGGAAGGAAGTTTTGGGGTATTGATAATGCGAAGTTAGCTACAAATGAGACGATTTTTAGTGTGATTAGCAGATTATCTAATACAGTAGCATCTTTGCCATTAAAGCTTTACAAGGATTATGACACGGTTTTTAACCAAGTGTCTGATGTTGTGATTAATGAACCGAATCCAAACATGACCGGATTTGAATGGATAAATAAAATTGAAGTTTCAAGAAATGAAACTGGAAATGGATATGCAGCTATTATCCGTGACATTCGATTTCAAGTGGAATCATTAATCCCTATTGAATCCGCTTATGTAACGCCTTTTTTAAACACTGATGATAATAATTTGTGGTATGAGGTACGTGGGATTGAAGGTACATATTATATCCACAATATGAACATGTTTCATGTTAAACACATCACAGGTATTTCAAGATGGAAAGGTATTTGTCCAATTGATGTATTGAGAAATACTCTTGAATATGATAAGGCAGTACAAGAATTTAGTTTGTCAGAAATGCAGAAGAAAGATAGTTTTATTTTGGATTATGCAACACAGGTAGATACTGACAAGAGACAAAAAATCATTGATGATTTTAGACGATTCTATCAAGAGAATGGTGGTATTTTATTCAGGGAACCAGGTGTGAATATAGAAGAAATGGAGCGGAAATACTTCGCTTCAGATACGTTAGCATCAGAACGGATTACTCGTTCAAGGGTTGCTAATGTTTTTAACGTTCCGGTTACATTTTTAAATGACACGGAAGGACAGAGTTATAGCAGTAATGAACAGTTGATGATTCAGTTTGTTCAAATGACTTTAACTCCTATTGTTCGCCAGTATGAGCAAGAAATGAACCGTAAGTTGCTGAATAAAAAAGAACGGCAAGAAGGCCATTACTTTAAATTTAACCTTGGAGGGCTGTTAAGAGGTGATACGGCTTCAAGAACAGCTTATTATCAAGCTGCAATTAGGAGTGGATGGTTATCACAAGATGATGTTCGTCAAAAAGAAGATGAACCGCCTGTGGGTGGTAATGCTTCAAAACTTTGGGTAAGTGGTGATCTATATCCGATTGATATGGACCCAACTCAACGGAAGGGGGTGAAAAACGGTGGCAAAGAACAAACAGAATAAGTTTTTTCAAATGAAAGCATCTGCCAATGGTAAAACGGCTGATGTTTTTATTTATGGAGAAATTACAAAGTATGCATGGGAAGAGTATGGAGAAGTATCTTCTATTACGTTCAAAAATGAACTTGATGAATTAGGTGACGATATTGAAACGATCAACCTTTACATCAATAGTCCAGGTGGATCTGTCTTTGAAACCATGGCTATTATCGCAATGTTACAAAGGCATCAGGCGAAGGTTATCTCTTATATTGATGGAATAGGCGCTTCATGTGCGTCAGTATTACCAATGATTTCAGACAAAATTATTATGTATGCTAATTCAATGATGATGATTCATAATGCGTGGACATACGCATCAGGAAATGCCAATCAGTTACGTAAAGCAGCGGATGACATTGAACGTATTAACCAGTCGATGGTACAACACTATTTAACTCGTGCTGGCGATAAGTTAGATGAAGATACATTAAAACAATTACTAGATGCAGAGACATGGTTATCAGCTGAGGAAGCAATGAATTATGGACTTTGTGATGAAATTATCTCAGCAAATAATGCGGCAGCATGTCTAGATGAAAAATGGATGAAAGAATACAAAAATGTTCCACAACAATTAGTAAACGCACAAGCTAACATACCATCCAACGAAATGTTAGAAAGACAAAAAATTGCCGAAGAAGCGAAAGCTAATGCGGACTATATAAAGACAATTTTAGGAGGAATTCATTTATGAAAATGAAAAATAAATTTCGATTATCTCTTGGTAACTTTCAATACTTTTCAAAAAATACATTATTTGAATTAAAGCAAAATTTATCCACTATTGGTCAACAGCTCCAAAAAGTAGAGAATGAGCTTTCTCAGAAGGCAATTGATCCATCTGCAACCATGGATAGTCTTCAAGCGTTACAACAATCTAAGAAAGACCTACAGATGCGTTTCGATGTAATTAAAGAACAACATGATACGATGGAAGCTGAACAAAAAGCACAATTCCAAAGTCAAACTGGTTTGCAAGCGATTGAAGATCCAAAACAAAAGGTAGTTGCAGCGAAAGCAGAATTGGTTCGGGCAACAATTCGCGGTGGTACCTTATCACAAGAAGCGCGAGCGGCTCTTGGTGATAAAAATTCCACAGGTGGAGAAAAGATTCTTCCAAGTACGATGACGAACGAACTATTACATGAGCCATTTGTTAAAAATCCATTAAGAGAGGTATCTACATTTACAAGTGTGACTAACCTTGAAATTCCCAAAGTTACATTTACATTAGATGATGACGATTTTATTGCTGATACAGAAACAGCGAAAGAATTAAAAGCTGAAGGTGATGTTGTAATATTTGGGCGTAATAAATTCAAGATTTTTGTCCCTATTTCAGAAACTGTTTTAGCAGCAACTGATACAAACTTAGTACAAACAGTAGATCAAGCACTAGAAAGTGGTTTAGCAGCAAAAGAGAAAAAAGTAGCATTCACAACAACTCCTAAAGCAGGAGAAGAATCCATGTCATTCTATAAAGCTGGTATTAAAACTATTAAAGGTGCTAATTTATACAAAGCTATTAAGTCAGCAATTGCAGATTTACATGAGGATTTCCGTGCAAATGCAACTATTAAAATGCGTTACGCTGATTATCTAGATATAATTGAAATGCTTGCAAATGGTAGCGCTACTTTATACAATGCTCAACCAGAACAGGTTTTAGGTAAACCGGTTAAGTTCTGTGATTCAGCAGTAAATCCTGTTGTGGGTGACTTCCGATATTCGCACTTCAACTACGATCCGAAGATGATTTATGATCGTGACAAAGATGTGAAAACAGGTATTGAACTGTTTGTTTTAACAGCTTGGTTTGATCATAAAATTAAGCTAAAATCAGCATTCCGTATCGCAGAAGTACAGACTACACCCTAATCCTCCCCAGGGACCAACAGGATTAAAAGTTGATTCAACTACGGTAACAACGGCCAACATTAGTTGGTCTCCTGTTGTCTATGATGGGGGCATTAAAGAATATCAAATAATCCGTAACGGAAAACAAGTAGGAACATCGGTAACAACAACATATAAAGATACAGGTTTGACAGGTGATACAACGTATTCTTATCAAATAAAAGCTGTAGCCAATAATGGGTTAATTTCATCTTTAAGTGATGAATTATCAGTAAAAACAAATGCTTCAGGATCGTAGGTGATAGTATGCTGGAGCTTATAAAAGGGAAATTAAAAATTGATGGGAATGAAGAGGATACTGTTATTCAGCTTCTAATTGATGGAGCAAAAGAAGCTTTATTAGGATCTGGTGTTCCTGAAAGTGAAAAGGCACTCTACAAAATAGCAGTAATTACACATGTCTTATTAAACTACGAGAATCAAGATAAGTCATTAAATGTCCCTGCATTAAAACAGTCATTAGAAACTACTATATTGCAACTAAGGGACTATAATAATGGTGATAATCATGAATCCAAGTAAATTAAATAAACGAATAACAATTCAACAAGAAATTACAAATAAAAAAGATGAAGAGGGGAATCCAATTCCATCTGAATGGAAAAATGTTGTCACTGTTTGGGCAAGAGCCAAAACACCATTTGGAAAGGGATTTAATTATGAAATATTCGCTGGAAATACCGAGAATGCGGTACGTACAGTGAATTTTTTTATGCGATTTCGTAGGGGAATTGATTCGAAAATGCGAGTTTTGTATGATAATCGACTCTTTGAAATAAAAGCTGTTGTAGATGTTGATGAACAACATAAAGAAACATGCTTGGTGTGTGAGGAGCGATCTATATGGCAGAAGTAACGACCTTTGGAATACAAGAAGCAATTCAGCGTTTTGAAGCTTTAGGAAGAAGTGTAAAAACAATTGAAAACTCAGCATTAAAGAAAGGTGCTGGGGTAGTAAGGGATGCTTTAGAGGCAGAAAGTCCAGTAAGTGCACATCCGAAACCACCTTCACCAAAAGAATCATGGAGAACAGGTAAACATGCAAAGGATGAGGTGCTTGTCGGAAAAATAAAAACTCGAAATGGAGTCAAATCAATTAGTGTGGGGTGGGAAAAAGATGATAATTCTCCACACTTTTATATGAAATTCCAAAATTGGGGAACCAGTAAAATGCCCCATCCACCACATAAAGGGTTTATAGAAAAGACAGTAACTCACACGGAAGTAAAGGCAGTTCATGAGATGCGAAATGTCTTTGCAGCGGCATTGCAAATCGTATGAGATTTTTAGAAAAGGATGTGTTACGTGCTCTTACAAATCCTTTTATTGTAGAGAAAATTGGTGGAGAATATATCTACAATATGGTTCGTGGTGATGATAACGGAAAAACATGGATTACTTATTCTGAGCTAGATAATGGTGCTGGGAGATACGCAGAGGGTGTGGAATCTACCAGCATTATTTTATTTCAAGTAGATATTTGGTCCTTTAGTCCCGTGAAGGGGGATTTAAAAGAAGCGGTACACACCTGTATGAAAAATATAGGATTTCAGCGTATTACAACAGCAAATTTATATGAACCAGATACGAAAATCTATCATTATGGTATGAGGTTTCGTACAGAATTAAAAATTTAGGAGGAAAACAAAAATGGCAATTGCAGTCGATTTTAGAGATTTACATTATGCGATTTTGACAGAAACACCAGATGGTAAGTTTACGTATACGGCACCTAAGAAAATTGGAGATGCAGTAAGTGGCAAAGCTTCACCTAAAAATGAATCTGTAACGTTCTATGCAGAAGGAGGTCCACTAGCAACAGCAAGTGCTTTTGGTGGTGTAGAAATCGAATTAGAAACAGCGGATATTTCATTATCTACTTACGCTGAACTATTAGGGAAGAAACTAATTAAAGGTCAGGTAATCGATAATGTAAATGATGTTGCTCCGTATGTAGCGTTATTATATCGTTTACCAAAAGACAATGGGAAAAACCGTTTTTATTGCTACTACAAAACGAAATTTGAAATTCCTGAAGATGAGCACAAGACAGCTGAAGATAAACCAACTTTCCAATCAGCTAAAATTAAATGCAAAGCGATCCAACGTTCAGATGGAAACTGGAGACATCGTTTAGATGAAGAAGAAACAGGATATGATGCAACCGTTGCAGCGAACTGGTTTAAAACAGTTCCAGCACCACCAACAGAAACAGCGCCGTCACTTAGCAAATAAAATTATAAAAAAAGGTACAGCTTAATGCTGTGCCTTTTATTTATGAAGGGAGATTCAATCATGCAAGAAAATCAAAAGACAGAATCATTTAAATTGGTTTTAAATCTACCCACTGGTAAAAAAACTTTTTTCTTACCAACATATATTTCATCTACGGATGGTTTTGAAGCAGCTGAATGGACAGAAAAATTAAATGTTGAAAATGTTCGTTTTGATGTGCTAAAAGAGGCTACTCATTTTGTTGTCAAAGTGTTTGGAAATCGATTTACGGTGGAAGAATTTCTTGAGGGAGTACACATTTGGTTTTTAACATCAACTATTTATGCTATTTGTTTAGCCATTGTAGGTCGTATAGCTGAGGCTGTGGCAGTTATTAATGCTATTGACTCAAAGACAAATTCAGCAAAAAAAAAGAGACAGAGGAACAGAAAGAACCGTTCAAACCAACAGAAATGATGTTAGGAATATACAATATGTTACAAGATTCAGGAATATCCCAAGCAGATATTAATCAGATGGATTTAGTGCTTTTCTTTAAAACATTAGCTTATAAGAAAAAGCAAGAAGATAAAAAAGTAGTCCGAACAGCAAATCAAGCACCAGATTGGTTGTAAAGGTAGGTGAGATAAATGGCTGGAGATATGGAAATTGGCGCACGAGTTACGCTTGATACCCAACGTTTTGAAAATGGAGTAGCAGGAATTAATCGTGGTTTACGTTTGCTAGATTCTGAGTTCAATTTAACAAGTGAAAGAGCTAGATTGCTTGGTAATTCTGTTGAACAGTTACAAAACAAGTTAACTCATTTGAATGAAAAATTCACATTACAAGGTCAAAAGGTAGAACATTACCGCCAGAAAATTGAACAAGCAAGACAAAAACAAGAGCAATTACAAGCCTCAAATCTAACATTGGCAGCATCAATGGAACGTCTTGAAACACAATATAATCAAGCAGTTCAGACCTTTGGGAAAAATTCGCAAGAAGCGAAACAATTGAAACAAGAATTAAAGCAATTGCAAGCTGAATATACAGCGAATGGACAGGCATTACAAAGATTAAATACACAAATTGATAACAATACAATTGCTATGAATCGTGCTGAAACAGCTCAGGCACGAATTCAAAATGAGATAAGAGAGACAAATCGTGAATTAGCTGAACAACAAAATCGCCTTCACCGTACTGGAGAACGGATGCGTGATACAGGGAATAAAATGCAAGATGTAGGCGGACAGGTTGGTACTACCTTTGCAGCCATGACAGGCGTTATTGGTGCTGGGCTTGCGATGGCTGTTAAAGAATCTATGAACTTCGAACAGAAAATGGCTGATATTCAAGCAGTTTCTGGTGCGACTGGAGAAGAGATGAAACAAATTGGTGACCTAGCAGTCACTATGGGGGAAAAAACAAAATACTCTTCTGTGGAAGCAGGACAAGGAATAGAGGAATTAATTAAAGCGGGGGTAAGCCTCACTGAGATTATTAATGGCGGTTTGGAAGGTGCCTTAAACTTAGCGACAGCTGGAGAACTAGAATTAGGAGAAGCAGCTGAAATTGCATCGACAGCTTTAAATGCGTTTAAAGCTGATCATCTTTCAGTAGCAGATGCAGCCAATATTTTGTCGGGAGCAGCAAACGCATCAGCTACTGATGTAAGAGAGCTTAAATATGGTTTATCGGCATCATCAGCAGTAGCAGCAGGAGCTGGTTTGACATTCAAAGATACAGCTACAGCTTTGGCAGTATTTGCGCAAAACGGATTAAAGGGTTCCGATGCAGGTACATCTTTAAAAACCATGCTAATGCGCTTAAACCCATCTACAAAAGAAGCATACAACAAAATGCGTGATTTGGGTCTTATTACGTACAATGCACAAGCTGGTTTTGATTTCTTGGTTAAAAACGGTATTCAACCAGCTTCCAGAAATGTAGGGGATATAGAAGTAGCTTTAGAAAAATATGTAATGAAAACAGAAGGCGTTACGAAATGGAATGATAAATGTGATACAACATTCCGCGAATTAGCAACCAGTTCCGCTTTTTTATCTTCAAAATTCTATGATCAGCAAGGACATATTCAAGGGTTGGATAAAATTTCTGGATTATTAAACGAATCTATGAAAGATTTAACGGATCAACAAAGAAGTATGGCATTAGAAACATTATTTGGTTCTGATGCAGTACGTGGTGCAACAATCCTTTATAAAGAGGGCGCAGAAGGCGTTAATAAGATGTATGGAGAAATGTCGAAAGTCACAGCATTAGAAGTTGCTGAGACGAAGATGAATACAACTAAAGGTAAAATTGAACAGCTAAGCGGTGCTGTAGACACTCTTAAAAAGTCCTTTGGAGATGCTTTGTTACCGATATTAGTTGACGTTGTAGAGGGTGTTCAAGGTGTAGTGGATTGGTTTAATAATTTAGATGAATCTACACAACAAATGATTGCTAAAAGCTCGTTATTAGCTTTTGGGATAGCAGGAGTAACAACAGCTGTAGGATTTTTAGCGATGGGTATCGGTGCTTTATTAGCAAATCCAGTCGCTTTAGCAATTACGGGAGCTGTTCTTGCTGTAGGAGCGCTAGGTATAGCAATTGTTGATCTGAACGAAAAATCCAAACAGGCACAAAATGATATGGATAAGTTTGGACAAAGAGTAAGTGACGCAACGAGTAAAGCAGCTGGTGCCTATGTGGATTTAAAAGATAAGGCTATCAATAACATGATGGATTTAAAGCTTAAAACAGGTGAAGAGGCGAATAAAGCAGCTGACGAAACCATTAAAGCTTTTCAAAGAATGACAAATGAAGTCATTAAAGAGTTAGAGGGAAAGAAAAGTGAATTTAATAAGATGTTTAGTCAGTTAATGGGAGCTGTCCCTGAGAGTGCCAAACAAACCTTAGAACAAGTTAAGAATAATGTCATTGAATCCATTAATAAAGAGATTGAAGTTGCTACACAAGCAGAAAAGATTTTGGAAGAGGGTATTAAAAGGTATCAAGGAGATACCATGAAAATGCCAAAAGATTTCGCTCAAAAATTCGAACAAGCATTACAGGTCGCTGACAAAAACGTTCAACAATTCTATACAAAAGCAAAAGAAATCACATCGATTTCGAAAGAGATTGAAGCTGGCGGAATGTTATCTTTAGATGCTGGAAAAAAACGGTTTGAAAGCATCATAAAAGTATATGAGGACGGTGTTAAATCTTTAGAGAAGCAAACTAAAGGTTGGCGTGAAAATGTAGAAAAAGCGTTTAAATTAGGTGAAATTAAGCCGGAAGAAAGAAAAGCAACTTTAGATGCTATTGCACTTTATGAATCTAAGCATGTGAATGATTTACAATCTATTAGAAATGATGGATTTAAAGTATTGCAACAGCATATGAAGGAAGAAGATGCTGAGATTTTAGCGTCGCAAGCCAAAAGGATTGAAGCAGAAGATAAAGGCTGGGGCGCACGCTTTAAAGCTGCATATGGATTTCGAGAAAAAGCAGCTGATTTAGAGCAAAGATTTAGAAGTGATCAAGAAAAGGCAGAAAAAGATTATCAAGATAAATTACTTCAGTATGAGTTGCAATATGGTAAATCTAAAATTGAAAGCATAGGAATGTATCTTTCTGAATTAAAAAAGGGTACAGAGTCATCTAGATTGTTAGCTGAATCAATGGCAAAAGAAATTGATGGGAAAATGAAAATTGATTTAGGACCCGCTGGGCAATTTACAATTGATACATTCTTACAGAAGCTTCAAAAGGGAGAATTAGATTCTTCAGCTGTAGCAACAGCAAATGCTAATAAACTGAAAGAAGTTTATAAAGTGGACCTATCACAAAGTGGTATTGAATCCATGCAAAAATGGATTGATGGTATTAAAACCAAAGATACTGGTGAAGTGAGAGAATTCCTAAGTAAAAATATGCAGGGTAATACCACAATTGATTTAGGAATCTATGGGAAAATGACAATGGACTCATGGATTACAGGACTTCAAACAGGTACTTTATCTTTTGATACTGTATTTCAGTTTTTCCAACAGCAAGTAAAAAATGGCGTGAAAGTAGATGCCACTCAAGAAGGTCAGAATAATATTCAAACTTTAATTAATGGGATGCAAATTGGAGCTTTATCTTTACCACAAGTAGCACAAACTATGGGGTTAGATATTAAAAGTAATGTTCAAGTTGATCTTGGAGAAGCTGGTCAATTTAATGTGCAGACGCTTGTGCAAGGGATGCAAAATGGCTCTATTAATGCTGAGCTAGCAGCAAAGGCGATTGCACTGTTAGTTGAAAATGGAGCTAAGTTAGATCTAACTCAGGTCGGATTTGATATAAGTCAAACACAGGCTAATGGAATTTCTGGTAATATGGCTCCAGAGAATGCAGCGACAGGAAAAAAACAAGCTGTGGAAGGAATTATGGGTAGTACCACTGATGGCGGTGGCGGAAGTAAGAGTGGTAGCGAACTAGGGCAAGGGATAATAAGCCAAGATGGCTATATTAAAGGGAGCGCATTGCAAGTAGTTGCTAGTGCTCATAACGCTTTTAGCACTATTAATGGAAACCCAGCAGGTAATCAAGGTGGGCAAGGTGTTGGAAGTGGTATTGTTAATCAAAAAGGCTACATCAGAGGAAGTGCTCTGGAGGCTGTTACGTCGGCTCATGCTGGTTTTAATACAATCAACGGTACTCCACAAGGGCAAAAAGGTGGTAGTCAGTTTGCTCAAGGGATGGAAAGTACAAAAGGACAAGCGAGATCAAGTGGTTCTAATGTAGCGGAAAGTGGAAATTCCGGTCTAAAAAGTGTTAGTTCGGTGAGTCCTGGTGAAGCATTCTCAAGTGGATTTGCTAAAGGTATTTCCAATGGTCAATGGAATGTACAAACTGTAGCCGCTAGTTTAGCACGAGGTGCGTTTGAAGCATTGAAAGCTACACTTAATGTAAACTCTCCGTCAAAGTTAACTAGGGATCAAGGGGGTAAACCTTTTAGTGAAGGGTTTGCTCTAGGTATTCAAAAGGGATCTTATATGGCTGAACGAGAGAGTCGTACACTTGGCTCAAAGGCAAATAAAGCTTTAGTGAACGAGTTAGCATTAGGTAGTACTTCGAACAAGATGCAATTTACAGGGGTTCAAATGGCAAATGGAATTGCAGAAGGAATTAAAACACAATATTCCGTTGTAAGGGATGCATTACAAAATACAGTATCAGGAGCTGTTAATAGTATACGTTCTTTAAAACCCGAAGAAATATTTAGTTTTCAGGGAGATGATCCGTTAACTAAATATTTTAATGCTATTTTTGTAGATGGAGATTGGCAAAACGATTGGATTACACATATTCCTGAAAGTATGCGTGATATGGTCAGAGAAATTGGTCGTCAAATGGAAAGGTTTGAAGGGCTTTCTGTTTATGATGTTGGGAACCTTTCTAGATGGAGAGAGGTGTTATCAGACAACCCTAATGTTGTTCAATATAGACCTGACAATGATAATCCAGACAAACAACCATATACAAAACAAAAACCTGTATATATTGAGATTCCAGTTGTATTGGAAGGACGGGAGATAGCAAGAGTAAGTCATCAATATATAACTGAATATCAAAATAGAGCACAAGAAAGAAACTCAGTCTTTTAGATTTGGGTTTCTTTTTTTGACAAAAGGAGTGATATGATGAGTTCTTTTTCATTTAATGGGGAACGGAAGAGTTATATTCACATCGAAAGAGGATGGAAAAGACCAATATGGGCACCGTTAAGAAGGAATTTCCTAAGTGTTCCGAGTTATCCAGGAGCAAGATTATTAAATACACAGACTGAAATGCGTGTGTTTTCTGTTCCTGTTGGTATTATTGCTCCATCTGGAGTTGATATGAAAATACTTAGTGAAGATATAGCGAGTTGGTTAATTACAGATCAACCAAAAGAACTTATTTTCGATACAGAACCTGACAGAACTTATTTAGCTGTTGTAGATGAAGAGTTCGATGCTGATGAGTTTGTAGAAATTGGACAAGGAAATTTAAAATTCATTTGTCCAATGCCATATAAATTAGGCAAAACAAATACTCACAAGTTTACTCAAGAGTGGTCTACAGAAACAACTTCTTATTTCACGAATAAAGGAAGCGTAGAAGCTCCAGCATTAATTGAAATGACAGTGAAAAAACCAAGTACCTTTTTAGATGTATGGTTTGGAGAGTATCCGCATAATCGTGATTATTTCAGAATAGGCTACCCTCTGACTGTGGAAGAAACCACGGTACAAGAACGTGAAAGAGTCATGTGGGATGAAATGGCTACTCCTATAGGATGGACACCTGTTACTGGACAATTCGATGATATGAAAGGGACAGGTACTTTTAAATCGAGGGGTGGTTATGCACTATATTGCGAAGATTACGGAAAAGAAGTAGGATTCTACGGTGCTATAGCCAAGAAAAAT